AGGCTCAGCTGGCGCAGGTGCTTGGCGTCAGCAAGCCGTTAGTGACTAGAATTTTGCGTGGTGATTCAAATCTGACCATCGAGACCATGGTGCGCGCGGCGCGTGCGGCAGGCGGCAAGCTGCATCTTCACGTTGCCCCCGATGGGCAAGACGTGCAGTGGTTTGGCCTTTATCGCACCGGAGCGGTAGCCGCTGCACATCAAGCAGGCAATCGCGCTGTGCGCTCCAGTCACGTCAACCCTTGGCACCTTGCGGCGAACGATCATGAAACCCAGTCCATTGCAGCTTGAGTGGGTCAGCTATCCCGCACTGCGATTCGAAGCGAAACCCGTGGACGGCACAGCTGTCATTCCTGCCCGTGTTAAAGCCCGCGTGAACTATTACAAGGACGGTCATCACGCCGCTGAGCTTCAGCTTGAGAGCGCTGGTGGAGAAGGGTGCGCTTACGATTTTTCAGTACATGCAGTAGCCACTTTCGGGTTTGATCTTGAGTTGGCCAAGGACGCCTACAAGTGCACAGCGGTGGCCTTGTCCAAGGTCGTCGCGACGAACTTGATTCGGGTCTTGTACTCAGGCGCGCGTGAGTTGCTGGCCACCACCACCGCCCGTGCGCCTCATGGCGCGGCGATGATCGAATCCGTGTTGATCGAACCGGCTGATGTGCAGATTGGATCCGAAGATCCGATGGTTGAAATTCTGCGCACCGTGTTCGGCGCGGATGAAGAGACTCTGGCGAAGATCGAGGAAAGAGCCAACGTCGAGAGCAAGGGCGAGGCGGAGGCGGAACCTGCCCGAAAGGTAAGGAAGAAGGCCCCCTCACGGAAGTCGTGAGGGGGCTATTCCTCGGCACCGTTGTCATGGATTGATGTCTCCAGCTCCACCTGCGTGGTGAAGCCGCCGCTGCCGTTGATCTGGTGGCGCACCTTCACCGCCAGCCATTCGGTGCCATCGATGTCGGCTTTGAAGCCGGCCAGGTGCACGCGCTGTTCGGGGTATAGGTCTGGGCGGCCAAGCGCCAAGGAATAGCTCAACGTGGCTTTGCCGCGCTGGATGCGCTTGTTGGCCGCTTCGGCTTGCTCGCGGGCTTCTTGCTCGCTGTGGTAGGTGCCGGGCAGGCGTCGGGCGTTTTCGTCGTCGCCCACCAGCACGTCTTTCTGGGTGGCCCCTTTCTTGTCGCTCCAGTAGGCGCGCACCCCCGTGTAGCTGTCACGCCCGGCCACGCTGTAGCGGTGTTGGTCGCCGTCTCGGCGGCGCAGGGTGATGTCGGGAAGGGCAGTGCCGTCGGCGGTTTCGCCCTTGCCGATAGGGGAAAACAACAGGGTGCCGTTTTTCACAGTGCTGATGGCGTCAAAGCGTTTTGCCAGCCGCGTGATGAAGTGCACATCGCTTTCGTTGGTCTGGTCGAGGTGGGTGATCTGGATACTGCCCAGCGTGCCATCCACTTTTGCTTTCAGCCCGTGCCGGCCCGCGATGCTTTTCAAGATCGCGCCCACGCTTGTCTTGTGCCAGCTCTTTTCGCGGCGGGTACGCATGGGCCGGGTTAGGTTGGCACTGCGGGCACGGATGCTCAGCACGTCCGGTGCGCCGCTGTGTTCAACTTCATCTACCAGGAAGGTTCCCTTGTCCACCAGGCCTTGCCCTTCCCATCCAATCTTCACCCGCAGCAGCGCACCGCGCGGCGGGATGGCCATGCGGCCATCGTGGTCGTGCACGCGGATGTCCAGCTGGTCAGCATCGTCGCCGCGCGCTTCCTCCAGATTCAATTCCAGCAGGCGTGGGCGCAGCTTTGTGGTCAGGTCGGCACCGTCCAGCGTCACGTGCCATGCGGGGATGGGGTAGCCGGGCATCAGCCTGCGGCCTTTTGCAGCACGGTTTCATCCACGCGCACCAGTGACAGGCTGAATTCCAGCCCGCGTGCTGCGCCGTCCTTGAAAAACAGGGTCTGTGTCTCGCTGATGCCCTTGATGACAAACGCCCCGTACACATAGCCGCGCCCGTCCACCAGCGGCAGCGGCTGGCCGTCTTCGGCCAAGTCACGCAGGGTGTTCAGGCTGGGCTCGCCGGCGGTCAGTTCTTTTGCCACCGTGCCCGACAGCTCGATGGTTTCTTCGCCAGGCCCCACATATTGGTGCGCAGGGCGTGCGTGCACGCGCTCGCTTGCGGCGTGCCGCCATTCGTTGCTGCGTTGCAGCTGCTGGTAGGCCAGCGTGGGCAGCGAAAACACGAACGTGCCAAGGGTCATCATCGGCATGGTGCGGGCCTCATTCGTAATCGCTCAGTTCGGCGCGGGTGCGCACGCGGCGCTGGTGTTCCAGCCGTTCGATTTCATCGCGCACCGCCTTGGCGATGTCTTGCCCGTTGCTGCCAGGTGCGGTGTTGATAGTGATGTTGTAGGTGGCCCCGCGCCCAGCACTGGCGGGCGTTGCGCCACCCACAGCCAGCGGCGGGCGGGTATCCACCGGTACCGGCGCAGTGGCTGCGTGCAGCGGGGCCAGAGGCCCCAGCGCTTCCAGCTGCGGGGTGATGCTGGCATGCAGCGCCGGCAGCGCCGGCAGTGCGGCCAGTGCAGCTACCTGTGGCTGCACGCGCATGGCCTGCATGGGCGGCACTGTAGGCGCTGCCAGTGCCATGCCGGCAGTGCCCAAGGTAAGGCCCGCAGCCGTGGTGCGCAGGCCGTTGCCGATGCGGCCAAGCGCTCTCTGCGCGCCCGCCTCACCGCCAAGCAGGCCTTGGGTGAAGCCGGCCATGGTGAAGCCGCCCAGCTCTGCAAACACGCGGCTCGGCGATTTGATGCCCAATAGGTTCTTGATGCGGGCGATCGCGCTGTTTGCGACGCCTCCAAGCGCCTCGCTCGCCGCGCCCGCCATACCCATGATGCCGGTGATCAACCCCCGCACGATGTTTCTGCCAATCTCCATCATTTGCGGCCCAAGAGTGCCGAAGAACAGCACGATGTTGTTCCACATGGCCATGAAACCGTCCTTGACGCGCTGGCCGTTGCCGGTGAAAAGACCGGCGATGATCTCCCACATAGCCGCAAAGTGCGTAACTACCGCGGCGGCAACGGTGCCGAGGATTTGGGTCATCCCCACGAATACATTCACCACGAAACCGATTACCGTTGAAAGCAAGCGGAATGGCAGCGTCAGGTAGTTGCCAATAGCAATCCCAACCGCCTTGCCAGCGGCGGCAAAGCTGGCAAGCTCTGCACTACTACTGTTGACTGGCGTCAAGAAATTCATGAGCCAGCGGAAGGCTTGGCTGATCCAGCTGCCTAGCGTCGAGAACATGGGCGCGAGAGGTGCAAGCGCCTGCAACACGCCATCTAGCGCAGGCTTTGCAGCTGCGAGGATGCCATCCCATACCCCACCCATGAAAGCTTTGATGGGCTGCCAGTATTTCCACACCAGAGCGGCAACCACGGCAACGGCTGCGCCGATAGCCAGCACCGGCCAGCTGATGGCACCCAATACAGGCAGCAGCATGCGCGCGCCGTTAAGCAGCCCGCCAAAAAGGTTTTCGCTAAGCAGGCTTCCTAGCCATCGCGCAGCGCCACCTAACTTCATCAGAGGCATGATGCTGTGGCCGATAATGCCGGTCAGCATCCCAAGTGGCACCAATACAACACCAATGGCCCCCAGCAGTGCACCCAGCCCAAGCGACAGCTTGACCACGGCAGCGGCGGCTTTGGGGTTTTCCTTCACCCACGCCATGACTTTTTCCGAGACACTGCCCAGCCATTTGGTCAGCTCTTCAATCTGCGGCGCTGCGGCTTCGCCAAAGGCCGCAAGCATGTTCTGGAAGGTGCCCGTGGCGGCTTCCCACAGCGCGGACAGAGTGCCAAGGCTGGCGTTAACGCGGGTTTGCAGGTCTGCCTGCGCCTTCATCTTCCGCTGGATTTCCTCATACCCCGCCTTGCCCTTGTTCATCAGTGCGTTGATGGTGGTCAGGGTTTCGCTGTCGTCGCCGAAAATGGTTTTCAACACTGCAAGTCGTTGCTGGGTGTTGAGCTGTTTCAGCTTTTCGAACTGGGCGAACATCTTGTCCAGCCCGCCAAACTCGCCCTTGCCGTCGGTGAAGTCCAACCGGATGTTGGAGCGTTCCGCCCGCAGCCCATCATTGGCTTTTTCAACGCCGCCACCCATCGCACCTTGGAACACCTTGCGCAAGGCGTTGCCGGATTGCTCGCCCTTCATGCCCATCTGGTCCATCATCACCAGCATTGGTGCAAAGACCTTGGTGGCCTCCAGCCCGCTGATGCGCAGGATGTCCATGGCTGGCGAAAGCTTGGTGAAGCCTTGCAGCATGTTGTCGGAATCGACACCAAGATAGAACGCACGCTGGATGGTGTCGCCCAGCTGCAACATGTCGGCTTCGGTGGTGCGCGTTGCGTCTTGCAGCTTTGCCGCGAATTCGGCGGCATCGGTGTACGGCATTTTCAGCTGTGCACCAAGGTAGGCCGCAGTTTTCCC